TCCGCCATACGGTTGGCCAGCCCGTACGGTACGTGAACGACACCCTCGCCGTCGTAGCAGTCACCGAACGCCTTCTCGAGCGCGGTGAGAGCGTCGGCAACGTCGAGACCCAAGCCACCCGACACGACGACCATGTCCGGCTGGAAGAGAACGCGGTTGGTCGCGTCGGTGTAGATCGGCCCGTCGTCGACGAGGTTCGGCCAGATGCGAACAGCGCCGCCACCGACCGTCGTGGACCGACCCGACCAGAACGTCTTCTCCACCTGCGTGGGACCAGAGTTGGCCAGTGCCCGGAGAGAGCGAGCCACCGCGTCATCCCACCAGTCGCCCACGGGCGTGCAGCTCACCTTGTCGTAGCAGGTGAACGCGCGAGCGGCGCGGCGAAGCGTCGACCAGGTGTCGGTCTTACTCGCCGCGGCGCCCGTGATGCACTCCATGATGGTGACGGCGACCTCGGTACAGTCGGCATCGTACACGATCCCGCCGCGCCAGTGGTTGGCGTCGGGCGGCGTAACCCAGTTGACCGCCGTGAGGAGTCCGTACCGCCCCGGGGTGAAGAGGTCTGGGACGGTGATCGGAATGAAGTTCTCAGGCATCGTTCACCGTCCCTTCGAGTTCCGGCCGTCCTTACACGCCGCAGGCGGTCAGGTCGGCGGCACCTGTGGTGCCGTCCGCGCAGATGACGATGGTGCCGAGCCGCGACTCGTGCCCGATCTTCGCGATCAGCCAGCACTCCTCCTGCCACAGCGCCGTGTAGTCGTTCGTGGCGTTGAGGACGGAGTCGCGGATGACGCCCAGGTTGAGCTGGAGGCCGCGACCCAGGAGGAACGTGCCCGCCGCGAAGAGCAGGAACTGCACCGAGGTCGGCCAGTTCACCAGCGGGGTGCTGCCACCCGGGTACCCGGAGGTGCCCACCTGCCAGTCGGTGACCCACTGCACGCGGATGTTGAGCAGGTCGAACATGTTCATCAGCCGCGCGTCGTTCACCTCCAGCAGGTCCACGCCCGTGCGCTTGCGGAGGTCACTCCGCATCGCGCCGCGCAGCCACCGCGGTAGGACCACCTCGAGGACGGCGTCCTCGCACATGCGGTACTTCTCGCGGTAGTCAATGGCGGTGAGCTCGAGCGAACCCAGCACCGGGGCGACGACACCCGAGCCGGCCGCGCCGTAACCGGTGATCGGCGTGGACGCGGTGGACGCGGTGAGGGCCGCGATCCGCAGCGTGTTGAGTCGGTGCGCGTTGCCGGCGAAGAGCAGCCGCGTGTGGTTCGCGATCAGCTCCGGCCACGCGTCCTCCATGAGGTTGCCGGCCGTGAGGCAGAAGCCGTCGCAGTGCAGCCGCTCCTCGTTCATGCCCGGGCACGGCACGCGGTAGCAGACCTTCGTGCCGGACTGACCGGTGCCGGTCAGCGCCGCGACGTCCTGCGTCTCGTTCCACGACCAGTAGTTCGAGACGATGTCGCCGTACGACGCGGACGTCGGCCAGCGCATGCCGCCTCGGCTGATCCCGGCGGACGGCAGGTCGAGCATGCCGTCCTCGCAGACGATGTTGTAGAAGTCGTACGAGATCTCGGACGGCGAACACCAGCCGCCCGCCGCGACCATCGCGTCGACGTCGGTCGCGGCCTGGAGAATCTCGTCGATCTCCATCGGCGACGCGTTCAGATCGAGCGTGTACCGGAAGTCGCGCTGCATCGAAGCGACGTTGTACACGGGCGCGTCGAGACCACGCTGGGACACCGGGAGGGTGCGCGCGCGAGCCTGGATGGCCGCGACGAGCGCATCCATGTCGTCGAGCTTGGCGCCCAGCGGAACGTTCGGGATGTCGGCCGACGCCAGGAGGACCGACTCACGGCGGGCGAGGCCGCCCGGCGGTGGCGCGTTCCGCTTCATGTCGGCCAGGTTCGGGTTCAGCTTCCGGGCCGCCTGGACCATCGGGCCACCCGCGAGCAGCGTCTCCACGGCGCCGTTCGACGGCGGCGTGGTCGGCAGCGGAGTGGTGATCTGGGCCGGCGGCGTGACCGCCATCGGCGCGCCGGCCGGAACCAACTCGGGCGCGGGCGCGGCCTCGACGGCCGGCTCCTCGGTGGCGACCGGCGTGGGCGGGTGAACCCGCTCGCGCTGCTCCTGGAGCAAGCGCTGGGTCTCCGCGACGGCGTCGGCCCGGACGGTCGTCTCACCGGCGACCGCCTCGATGATGTCGGCGAGCTCCGTGACCCGGGAGAGGTCCGGCGTCTCGCCGTCGTACTGCGCGTCGAACTCCGCGCGTGCGTCATCGCCCAGCTTGGCCAGCGCCGCATCGCTCAGAGCAGCGATGTCCGCGGGCAGCTGAACGCCAGCGCTCTTTCCCATGTACCCCTACCTCGCGATGTCCAGCCGGCCCGAGGTACATAGTAGCATACGGCACTAGCGTGCGGAGCTGCTTCCCGATGCCGCGTTCGCCAGGGCGTTCTGCGCGGACTTCTGGTCCGTCTCACCGCGTGCCGCTCGCGCCTCATCGGCGCGAGCCTGCGCCTCCGCGGCCGCTTGCTCCACACTTACGGGCGAGACTCGCCGCGCACCACCACAACCGCAACCCATCACTTTCCTCCAACTCGTGCACGCTGCTCCGCGAGACGCGAGGCGCGATCCCGACCGATCATCTTGGCGATCCGCTCCACGGCCGCCCGGGTGCCCTCGTCCCGCCGCATCTCCGGCGTGACGATGCCGGCTGCGACGAGGCTGAGCTGCTTGCCCTGGGACATGAACGCGGAGAGACGTGGGATGGGGAACCCGGGACGGTTCACCGCGAGGAACGCGACGAGTCGCAGCTGGCCGCCGATCCGGCGCCAGTCGCCCGAGAGCGACGACGCGCGCAGCTCGTCGACGCGCGACATCGGCGTGCCGGGCTTGATGGACCCGGCGACCCAGATGCCGTGCTCGTCCTCGCCCGACGCGACCAGCGCCACCACGGTGCCCGTGTTGTCGTAGTGCTCGACGGCGCGGGACGGCGTGAGTCCGCGAACGCCCGCGTGGCCGGTGCCGAGTGTGATGTGTCCGACCGCGACCCGGCTGCCGTCCGCGCAGACGACCTCGCCCAGGCGGTAGTACGCGTGCTCACCCTCCTCCGGCGGTTCCTTACACTCCCCGGCGAACCCGGTGTGGCAAGTACCCCACGCGGCGCCGTGGCCGAACACGCGACCCTCGTCCGTGACGGTCAGTGGCGTGACGGCGGTCAGCTTGGGATCGTCGAACCACTCGCGCGGTGGCCGCTCGTCCTCGAGGACGCCGGCGGCCGTGAGTGCGGCGGTGTGAACGTACTCGGGAGCGACGAGCCCAGCGGAACGGAGGTGGGAGGCGAGGTGCTCGTACGCGGCGAAGCGCTCGGACTCGGTGAGGTTGTTGGCGCGGCCCGCGTTGATCGAGCGGAGGCACGCGGCGACCGCGGTCATGTTCGCGACGCCGACCTGGCCGTCCTCGTCGACGTGGTGATGGAAAAACCGACCCGACGTGGTGGAGCTGTTCTCACCCGGCACGACGTGTGCGAACGCGAGGCCGATGGTCTGGTACGTGGCGTGCCCGCGGAGGTGCTGCTCCTCGACCGGACCCGACCACGGGCGGTCGCTCAGCAGGTCGAAGTGGTGCGGGTTGTCGGCCGACGCCTTCGACGTGGGCTTCCATCCCGGCGGGTAGTACCCGTTCCCACTCGGCTTGCGGTAGCGCTTCTTCTCCTTGTCGTAGCCACCGTGCTTGTCCGCCGGACCCATGTAGATCTTCGGCCCGGTGTTGTTGCCGTGGTCCTTCTGATTGTGCTTACCCGGCAGGTGGAACGCCTCCGTCTCGCCCGCCATCCCGGCGTCGACGGTGACCTGCTGCGCGGCCGGCTCACCCTCCTCGAGCCAGAGCTGGCATTCGACGAACGCGGGGATGTCGACGAGCGTCGCGGCACGGAGTCGACCTGCGTGGAAGAGCGTCTTCTCTGGCTTCGTGAAGAAGCCGAGGATGTCGCCGTCCTCGCCCTGGTTCTCCTCGTTGTAAATGAGTTCGACGTCCGCGTCCTTGATGCTGTCCGGGTCGACGGAGATGCCGCGCATGAAGCGCTCACGCACGAGGCGGATCGCCTCCGCGCCCTGCTCACCCTGGTCGTCGAAGACGCCCGAGCCCCAGATCTGCAGCGGGTTGTCCGGGTTGCGCCAGATCTGGTCGATGCGGCCGA